AGCAGCGCGCCGGTGGTGGTGTAGGTCTTGGTCTGCTCGACGGGCGACCAGGTGTATTCGTCGGCCCAGCTCAGGGCGTCGGGCAGGGTGAGCGTGATGGCGCTGGCGGTGTGAGTTAGGGTGATGGCCATGGTGTTGCTTTGTTGGGTGTCAGGCGCTCAGCTTGGCGCGTTGGAGCAGGGCGATGAGGGCTTGGGCGTCGGCGTCGCTGGCGGTGTTGATGGTGGTCTGCTGGCCGCCGAGGTTGATGTTGACGGTGTAGGTTTTGGCGGGAGATGCGGCGGCGTTGGCAGCCTGGGCGGCGGCGAAGAATTCAGCCGGTGTCATCGTCGTCGTCATGGGCGCAGACGTGGTCTGGGGCGTGTAGGTTGATCCCGCGTAACTCGGTTGTTGATTGGCTACATCAGCCTCTCGCTTCCTGGCAATCTGCAGATCAGCCTCAGCGGCTGTTTGCCCGGTATAGGTCAGGCCTGCAGCTTCAAGCCTGCGCTGGGTTACAGCCGCCTCATTCGAGCTGGATGTTGTCTTGCTGGTTGTCGGCGATGGATTCTTTGTCACCTTGTCCGTGGCGGGCTTGTCGGTGATGTTCACGCGGGCCGTGTTGGCAGCATTCATCAGGGCCTGCGCATCATTGATTGCTTGCGTCGACACCACTCCTGGCGCTGCACGCGCCATGGCCATGATGTACTCATACGCGTCCGTGGCCTGCTTTTTGGCAGCAGCCAGCTCGGCAGAGGTCATGTTGATAGCCTGCCCGCTTTTGGTGGCATCGCGCAAACGATTGGCCTGATCCAGTGGCACGGCATTGCCAAAGGTGCCAGCGGCTGAGCCGTCTTTGTTGGCCTTCAAGCCGTCCGAGCTGAGCTGTTGCAGCCGCTCGACGGCCTTGATTTGCCCACCGATGGCTTGCGTTGCGTTGTTTACGCTGCCGGTGTAGCGGTCAGTGGAATCCTTGCCTGCACCCATGGCTTTGATAATCGCCTGGCCGGTGCGGTCTGCCTGTATCTGCAGGCCGTACATGGCGGCCTGTGCTTTGAGCACTTCGGGGGCCACACCGTTGTTGGCGGCAATGGCAGCCTCGGCGTATCGCTTAAAGGCCGCGGCCAGCCCGTCCGTGGTGGCCAGCCCGCTGTTTTTGATGCTGTCGAAGTCTTGTTTGGCCACGCTGGCCACGGTGGCCAGCTCGGCCTTGGTCTGGATGCCCATGCGCGAAAAAGCGTCGGCAATGGCCTTGGCATCGGCCTCGGCTTTTTGCTTGAGGTCCTCGGTGGCCGCTTTTTGCTTGTCGGCGCTGCTCTGCACTTTGTTGGCGGCGTCGGTGGCGGCGCTGCCGATATTTGTGAGTGCATCGGCCACGCCTTTGAGCACGGGTGTCGCTGTGCTGATTTGGGCCGTGGCGGCAGCGGTGCCTGATGTCAGCCCGGCCCAGCCGTCGCGGGCGGTTTGTGCCCCTTCAGCCATGGCGTTAAAAGCTTGCTGGCCTTTTTGCGCAAAGGCCTCGCTGGCGGCCCAGGTGGCCTCGGCGGACAGGCGTACCTCGGCGGCCGCCTGTTTGAATGAGGCCGACACGCCGCCAAAAGTGATCTTGGCCAGGCCGTCCATCAGCAGCGCCAGGCCGCTCTGAATGTTGCTGGCCACGCCCGCAAAGGCTTCGCCCAGGCCGTAGACCACCGTCAGTACTGCATTCACGCCGGCGGACATGACGCCATAGACTGCCTGCACGGTGTTGCCGGCAATGCTGGCGTACTCGCCTATTTTGGTAAATGCAACGCCTGCCTGGTCGGCAAAGGCGCGCATGTCGGCGGCCACCTTGGTAAAGTCGATCTGCGTCAGAAAGTCGCGGCCCCACTTGATACCCGCTTGGAACGCCGTGGCAATGGCCTCGCCAAATTTGGCAATCGTGCCGTCGCTGACCGCGCTGCGAAATGCGCCGGCCAGCTGGTCAACGCCGTCTTTGAGTACCGGCAGCACCGGCGTGGCCAGCGCGATTTTCAGGGTGTCCCAGGCGCTGCTCATGCCGGTGAGCGAGCCGTTCAGGTTGTCCTGCATGACCTTGGCCGTCGCGGCGGCGCTACCGGCGGCATTGTCTAGCTTGGATTTGAGCTCATCGAGCGCGCCCATGCCCTGGCCCAGTAGTGCGCGCAGCGCAGGGCCGGCCTCGGTGCCCACCGCCAGAATGGCTTTTTGCCCGGCCGGGCCGGCTGCTGCCAGCTGATGCAGGGCGGTCTCAAAGCTGTTGGTGGTGATGCCGGCGGCGCCAAGTTCGGTGCGAAAGCGGCTGGCCGGATCGGCAAACTGACTCAGGACGGCATTGAGCGCGGTGCCGGCCCGGCTGGCATCGATGCCGGCGTCGGCAAATTTGCCGATGATCGCCACCGTGGTCTCCAGGCTCAGGCCCAGGCTGTTGGCTACCGGCGCCGCGTAGCTCAGGGCTTGGGCCAGACCGGTGACGCTGGTGTTGGTGGCATTGGCGCCCAGCGCCAGCACATCAGCCACTCGGCCCGCGTCGGTAAAGGCCAGGCCCATGCCCATGACCGATTTTGTGACGTACTCGCTGGCGACGCCAAGATCAATGTCGCCGGCCTGTGCCAGGTTTAGCACGGCGGGCAAAGTGGCAATGGCGTCTTTGGCGCTCAAACCCGCTTTGGCCAGCGTTTCCAGCGCGCCTGCGGCGTCGGTGCTGGTGTATTTGGTGGTGGCGCCAGCCTCTTCGGCGGCCTTGCGCAGCAGCACCATTTCATCGGCGCTGGCGCCGGTGGCCGCCTGCACCCGGCTCATGCCGGTTTCCAGATCCGCCGCGCCCCTGACGGCACCGGCAAAGGCGCTGATGCCAAAGTAGCCGGCAATGGCAATGCCGACCGATGTCAGCTTGGCCCCCATCGAGCTAAAGACGCTGGAGGTTTCGTCTTTGGCCTTGATCAGGATTTCGACCGGCTTGATGGCCATGAGAGTGTCTTTCTTGGGGGGCTAGTTAAATGGGGTCAGAGCACGTCGCTTAGCGAGTGGTCTGACCCCAGGTATGAGGCTGTCGAGCTATCGACCCGTCAAGCCAGCTTGACCCGGAAATACTGGCTGATACCGGTGCCCGTTTTGCTGGTGTCGGCCAGTATTTCGGCCTCCACTTCCAGCTCGGCAAATGTCTCTCCGAGCAGGCTGAGTGCCTTGGTGGGGCTCAGCTGGGCGCGGTACACGTCCACAATCACCGGCTTGCCGCTGTTGGCCTCGTTGAGGCCCTCAAAGTGCAGCTCCAGCGTGATCGACGAGCTGGTCATGGCCTCGACCTTGTCGTAAGCGGCGTAGGTGTAGTCCACTTTCAGGCTTTGCGCATCGGTGATCGTCCCGGTGGGGAGGATGTAGATGCCACCGGCGCGCACCTCGTAGTCGGTGACGGCTGAAAAGGTTGTCACCGCCGTGCTGTCTGTCACCGTCACCGCCGTGGGGTTCGGGTGCAGCAGCGGCACGATGGCACTTTTGTAGGCCGTGACCACTTCATCGACCACGGTCGCGCCCACAATGGCGCTCTCGGTGCCAAACAGCGCCCGGGCCACGTTGGTTTTATTGAGGTCGGCCAGGGTCATGCTCAGCGTGGCCTCGCTGACGCGGCTGACGGTGGCATAGGTGCCGCCGCCGGGCTTGGAAAAGTCTTTGAGCTTTTGCTTGTCTTCGGCCACGGCCAGCTCAAGTTTGCTGGCGTTGCCGATGTACATCAGGCCGGCGGATGCGCCCGCCACACGGGCGTAAATTTTGCCGCTGCCAAGGTAGGGGTAGTAAACAGTATCAGTCATGTCATTGCTCCAGGTTAAAAATCAGTCCAGCACCAGCTCTGTCGCAAAGGCCAGCGGCAGGTATTGGTAGCCGCCGCTGTTGCCAGCGTCGGGGGCAGTGGTGAGGCGCAGTGGCTTGATGCCCAGGGCGGGCACAAAGCCCATCAGCGCGCTGGCCACCCGGCGCGCAATCAGGCCCGCGTCGGCACGGGCGGCCGCGCCGCTGCGCAGGTTTCGCACATTGCGCGTGGCCACTACGGCCAGCCAGCTTTGCTCCATGCGCGCGGCGCGGCCGTCGGCGCGGCTCTCGGTAATGCTGTAGCGCCGGTACAGCAGGTGCACCGCCGGGGTCACCTGCGTGGCCTCGGTGACACCCGCCAGGTCAGACGCAGCCAGCACGTGCACCTTTGGGGTGATGTCGGCCAGCTGCTCTTGCAGGCGGGCCTGCAGCAGCGGCTCCAGCATCATCAGGTTGGTGATGGACATCAGTACACCCCCAGGCTGATGCCGTCAAACTGCTTGGGCGCGGTGCGCGTGGCCACGGCATTGCCCGTGCCACCCGCCACCACCACCGGGCTGATGCCGGCCAGCTGCACCTCGCCGCTGCTCAGGCGCTTGAGCAGGCTCACAGCATCTTGATAGCGCACGCGCACTGTCTCGGGCACGCCGTCGTCGAAGAGACGGTAGCGGGCAATTTCGCAAGCCAGGCGGTTGATTGCCGGTGGCGTGCTGGGCAGCGGCAGCGTGTAGCGTGTGGCCAGGTAGCCGTCGATCTCGGCATCGGCATCAGCCAGGGCGCGCGCCAGCACCGTGGCATCGATGGTCTCGCCACTGATGCGGTCGGTGCGCTGGGCCAGCTCGGTGGCGCCAAAGCGCTCCTCCATGTCGGCCTGGCTGGCGTAGCTCATGGCGCGGGAACCTCGGGCGGCTCAGGCTCGGCGGGTACCGGCTCAGCCAGGCCGGCGGCCACCAGCGCGTCAGCGGCGCTGGCATTGAGCTCAAGCAGCTGTGCCTCGGCCATGTCCTGGCCGTCGTAGCGCACCGGGGTCAGGGTGCGGATGCGCACAAAGGCCTCGGGCTCGGCGGGGGGGGTCGTCGTTTTGGTAGCCATAAACATCCTTTTAATCTGATGGGGTCAGAGCACGTTTGCTGCGCAAAGTGGTCTGACCCCAGTTATCAGGCGACCGCGGCGCTGATCAGGTAGCCCGCGCTGGCACCGGCCACGACCGGCATCACCTCGTCGGCCACCGGGTAAATCCAGCTGTTGGTGTTTTTGTCCTCATAGGGCTGGCGTACTACCGGGTATCCGTTCAGGCGGTAGGTGTAGCCATAGGTGGGCGACCCGGCTTCGGCCAGGCTGCTCATCTCGGTGTAGGCCACCACCACGTATTTGCCCCACACGTCCTGCACCACCCCGGCGGCGTCGGTGTAGACCATGTCGCCCACCTTGACCTGGCGCACGCCAAACAGGCTGGCCAGCAGCTCTTCGGTGGGCACGTCGCGGCCGGTGTACTTGATGCGGTCGATCACCTTGGGGTGCATCTTGAGCATCTCGAACACGGCAGGCCCCATGACCACGGTGTTGGGCCGGCGACCGGTTTGCTTGCGCACGGCCTCTTTGGCAATGCCGATGTCTTTTACCGGGTCGCTCACGCCGCTGGTCAGGTCGCTCCACTGGCTGGTGCCGGCCAATGTAATTTTGTTGCTGGCGGCGTAAGTGGCGGCCGTGGTGGCCATCTGCGCCTGCAGGTATTCCAGGCGCAGGCTGATCACATTCTGGGTCTTCAGGACCGCGGTGGATGCCAGGTTGATGCCCGGCACCGAGGCGGCTTCTTCGGCCAACTCATTGGGCACCAGGGCCTCCAGCGCATGGCTCTCAAGCGCGTAGCTGGCGCCGCTGTAGCCGTATTGCACGCGCTTGGTGGCGGTGCCCGGCGCGCGCACCGTGTTGTACAGGGCGAAATCTTCTTTCCCGAACGTGATGATCTTGCCGCCGCGCTGGCCCACCGGCACATACGGGAAAAGGTAGTAGCCCACGGCGTCCGAATTTTTGTAGCCCTGCGCTACGGTGCTGAGGATCGGGTCGATCACCCGGGCTTGAGAGACTGATAACTGCGACATGGATGGCTCCTGAAAAAAATGAGGGATGGGGTGGTTAAGCGACGTTGGGGATCAACAGCACTTCAATAAACTGGCCCGCCGCCGTGGCAGCTTCCAGCGCCAGCGCGATCTTGGCGCCGCTGGTCACCCAGGTGATGGCGCGGCCGGTGGCATCGCTTTTGATCGTGTCCCCGGCGGCTACGGCGGCACCGGCCTCGACCACGGCGGTGCCGAGCACGTCAACCGGCACATAGGCGCCAATGGCGCCAGCGCTGCGGGCCACGCCCAGGGTGTTGGCGTCGGCCCCGGCCAGCGCGCCGGCGGCGGTGACAAAGCGGTCGGCGGTGATGGCGCCCGTGGCGGCCAGCGTCAGCGTCAGTGCGGAAATGGATTGTTTGCTCATGATTGCTTCCTGGGTTAAAAAATCAAGCGGTGGCTAAAACGGCGTCCATGTAGGTGCCGCCATTTGCCTTTTGGTAGGCAAGCGCTTTGTGGTGGCGTGCCAGCGCAGCGGCATCCACCGTGTAGCCGGTGGGCGCGGCAAAGGCCAGTGGTGCGTCGTCCGCGTCGGCGGCGCGGGCTTTGGTGGCCTGCTCGCCAAACGTCACGACGGGTGGCAGCGCTGCAAACATCGCTTTGAGCTGCTTGGCCAGCGGGGCTTTTTGCTCGCCCTCGCCAAATTCCACCGGCTCTGGCAATGCGTCGAGGTGGTCCAGCGTGGCCACGGCCACGGCGCGCCAGGCTGGCAGCACGCCGGGCAGCCCCTCGCAAAAAGCCGCGTTGGCGGCGTGCAGCTGGGCTGCCTTGTGGGCCGCCAGCTCGGTGCGCAGGCGGGTGTTTTCGGCCTCTAGGGCGGCTTTCTGTTCTGGGGTCACGGTAGGCTCCTTGGTTGATAAACTTTCGGCAAAGACAGCAGGCATGGATTGCCGCGCTTCGCTCGCAATGACGGCGGCGGCCTCTAC